GTAATCACCGTCAGGCACCCGCGCCCTGATGAACCTTTGACAGTTCATGAAGAGTAATTGTCTAGTCAAAACATTGAACTTAGGAGAACGCAATGGGCGTTGAAACAGAGTTGCTTGGACTAAAGAACCGCTACGACGGCAAAGAGTTCAGGATTGTAGAGCGCGGGGACGGTACCATCGCCGTGCTCGCAGGTGACGTGGTAATTGCAGACAGCGGGGTGCTGCCTGTAACTGCAATCCCCTCGGCTGCGGTGGCCCCTTCCCCGGGCGCGGGGACGGCATTGCAGCTCGGAGGCACGATTTTCCCGCGGCAGCCGGTGGCGAATGGGATCGTGATCTGGGGTGAGTCTCTCGCTGCCATGGCGGCCACTTTTCAGGATGCGACCACCGTCCGGTATCTCGGCAACAACTGGGCTGCCTGGGGGCTGCACCTCGCCGGCTGGCCGTGCCAACTGCTCAACGTCGGCGGGCACTCCGGCTGGCGCACGGATCAGGTCATTCCGTATTTCAAGGCCGACGTGGAGGCATTCGCCCCGGGCCGGGTCGTTATCGCCATCGGCGTGAACAACATCATCCAGGGCGTCGCCCTGTCTGTGACCCTCGCGGATATGCAGACGATGATCGACCTGTGTCGATCCATCGGGGCTGAGCCGGCCATCTGCACTGTCGCACCTGGGGAGTCGTTTGCCGCGACCACGGCTTTGCGGGATGCCTGGCAGCGTCAGAACCAAGCCGTCCGCGCCTTGTGCGCAGGACAAAACATCGACTGCATCGAGTGGGAGGATGCCTACCTCGACCCTGCCAGCGCCAACAGCGCCCCGTTGTCGGGCTACACGGATGGCGCCGTCCACCCGAACAACCGCGGTGCGATGATGCTTGGCCAGCGGTTTGCCTCCTGGCTGCGCTACCGCTACCCGCAACCCGTACAGCTCCGCTCGGTGTCGCAAGGCGCATGGAACGCCATCAGCAATCCGCGGATGAACGGCACCACGGGCACGCTGTCGGGCGGCGTCACCGGCCAAGCGCCGACCGGCAATACCGCCAACAAGACTGCCGGGCTGACGGTCGCCTCGTCCATCGTCCCGCGCACTGACGAGCCGGGCAACTGGTGGCAACTTGCGGTGACCGGTGCCAGTGCGGCGAACTCGGACGTTAGCTATAACTACGCGAACCAGCTCACACTGGCCGGATCGCAGTTTGCAGTGGGTGATGTGGTTTACGGTGTGACCGACTTGGAAATGGATGCCGGTGGCGTCGGCGTCGCGCTGCTCGACATGCGCGTGCGCTTTTGGGGGTCATCTGGCGTGCAGTGGTTGCAGTCGCTCACCCTTGCTACGGCATCAGGAAACATCCCCGGCTCGTGGCCTGCAATGCGGCAGAAGACCCCGGAGTTTGCAATCCCCGCCGGAACAACGTCGATCCAGATGTACATCTACGCCAACGCCATCGGGGGTACGCCGATGACCGCGACGTACCGCATTGGCAACGCCTGCATCGTCAAGCGCTGACGCAATCCCCGAAGGTTTAAGGATTTACCTTAAAGCCCGAATCAAGTATTTGGCTCGGGCTTTCTTTTACAGGCGTTAAAATAGTCACGCAGCAATATACAGCGTGCTTTGTAGAATACAATTTTACAAAGTAGGAGCGCGACGTGTCTAAGATCATCAACGCAGTGCTTAGCAAGTTCTCAGCAAAGTACAAGAGTATCGACGAGCTCAGTAAGATATACCTGGCGCAGCTTCAAACAAAAGACTATGCTGCCAAGACTGTTCAAAACAAGATCTGCTACGTAAACCATGCTTGCAGGCTCCTCAGCGGGCTAAGTGTCAGCCAGCTGACCCCTGCCAAGATATACAGGACTTTAGAGGCATTTAACGAGGTAAGGTCTCAGACAGCCAAATGTACGCTTATTGAGCTGCGACATATGCTGACTCTGGCTTTAAAGCTTGGGTGGGTTGACGAAAACGTAGCTTTAAGAGTGGTGCTAACAAAATCCAAAGTGCAGCGTACCAGGCTCTCGCTTCAGCAATGGCGCGCCATGTATGACTACAGCGCCGTAAGCTCTAAGCCTTGGGTGCCCTTAATGCTACTGTTGGCCTTGTTGACAGGCCAGCGACGCGCAGACCTCTTGGCCATGCGACACTCGGACATACGTGACGGGCACCTGTATATTAGACAGCAAAAGACTGGCGCAAAGCTAGCAATACCTCTAAGTATTGGGCTTGATGTTTTAAACATTACGCTTAAAGAGGTGGTGGACTGCTGCCATAGGTACGGGGCAAGCAGCGACTACTTGCTGCACAAGCTTAGTGGGCAGCAGCTTTGCGCTGCAACACTGTCTTACCGATTTGAACAAGTACGAGAGGCAGCGCTTGGGCTCTGGCGTGAGCCCGGTACGCCGCCTACGTTGCATGAGTGTCGCGCCTTGTCAGCCTGGCTATACCAGGAGCAGGGTGGTATTGACGTAGTTCAGCTGCTTGGGCACTTGGATTATAAGATGACAGCTGTGTATTTAAGCCGCCGCAGGCGCGAGCAGGCTGGTTGGAGGTACGTTGTACGGCAACCAGCTACTGGCGGCGGAGGCGGTGAGCACGCAGCGGCTGCTGTTCGTACACTTACAGTTAAACAAAAACGACCGTGACGACGAATGAAGCGTCGAAAACAGTGTGTGCAGCCTGCGAATGCGTCAGAAGGTTTATTCTGAATACCTCTGCGCTCAGGGTGGCTTATAATTTACAGTAAGTTTAGGAGCTTACTATGGCCACGTCAGGAACTATCGGCAATACTGTAATAAATACAGCAAAGCTTGTTGAGAAGGCACTGCGCAGATGCGGTCTCAGCCCAGCCAGTGCTACGGCTGAGACTGCTGAGACGGCAAAAGAGGATTTGTACATGCTGCTCATGAGCATGTCCAACAGAGGCCTGAATCTTTGGTGCATTGACAGCCAAACAGTGCCGCTTGTAATAGGGCAGGCTGTCTACGTACTCCCTCCTGGCACCCTTGATGTACTAAACATAAATTTGGCAACGCCACTTGGTGATGGCACCTTCAGAGACCTGCCAATTACGCAGCTTAATAGGGACGACTACGCCAGCTTGCCAAACAAGGCTCTGCAGTCTGCTGTACCAGTTAACTTTTACTTTGAAAAGCTTCGACAGCCTCAAATTACGCTGTGGCCAGTGCCCAGTGATGATACAAAACACCTAGTTGTGTTTAGACATCGCACCATTCAGGACGTAGGCGAGCTGCGCGATGAATTGGATATTCCGGCCAGGTGGCTTGAGGCTATTGTTTGGCACCTAGCCCTACGGCTTGCTTACGAGCTGCCTGAGGTATCTGCTGAACGTGTGGCCCTAATTCAGCAGATGGCCAGCACTATGGTGCTTGAGGTTGAGGGTGGGGAGACGGATTCTGCACCCACCTATTTTGCGCCAAACATTGCATGCTACACGAGGTAACCCATGTCTGAAAGTATGACCTACAACTCATTGCTGACGGATGTGGCTACCTACGCAGAGCGCAGTGATCGCCCCTTTGTAGACCAAATACCACGTTTTGTAATGCTGGCAGAAAATCGTATTGCCAGCCAAACAAGGGGTCTCGGGCTCCTAAAAATTGTTACCGGCTCTTTTGAGCCCAGCCAGGATGTTGTAGCAAAGCCTGAACGCTGGCGTGAAACCGGAACATTCATGATACGGGACGCAGAGGCCTCGGCACACTTCTTGAAGCCGCGTAGCTATACGTTTTGCAGGTCTTTTGCGCCAAATAGCTCCGTTACTGGACTGCCTGAGTACTACTGCGATTACGGCTACGAGCACTATTTGGTTGCCGTTAAGCCTGACGCAGCCTATACATTTGAATTGGCGTATTTTGAGCGTCCTTTGCCACTTGATGAGTCCACTCAAACAAATTGGACAACAAGATATGCGCCGCAGCTACTGCTCTACGCAACTCTGCTTGAGGCTCAACCATTTCTTAAGCTGGGCCAGCGAACAGCTGAGTTCCAAGCCCTATACGAGCAAGCTAAGCAAGACCTTTTTAGCGAGTCTCAAAGACGCCTTGCCGGCGACCAGTCTCTACTTAGGAGCGAGGCAAAATGATTGAACAGCTTGTCAGTAATGTTTTTGCAGCAAGAAATGCTGCGCACTTGGCGCACTGGAAGACTGGCAGCAGGTCTGAGCATCTTGCCACCGCAGCCTTCTACGACGAGTCAATTAAGCTCATTGACCGCGCAGTGGAGTGTTACCAAGGCGCTTTTGAAAAGGTGTCCAAGGTTAAACTGGCAGACATTGACAAAGATCTTGTAGAGATGCTGTCAGAACAGGTTGTGTGGATTGGGGAAAACCTGGATGATATATCCCGCAACTTGGCACCTTTGGAAAATATCCTGGCGGAGCTGATGGAGCTCTACCTGTCTACACTCTACCAACTGAACAATCTTCGCTAAGGCCTACCAAATGGACTACACAGACTTGTTTGGACAGTACTCAGTCCCGCCTAGCGAGGCGCAATACAGCTTCGCAGCACTGACAGTCAACTCAACGCTGGCCTGGCCTAACAATTTTTCGGGCCAAGTAGCTACTGAGTTTCTGGCTACCACCTCGCTAGACGTCACCTCTGCAGCCGGCTTGAGTCTGCGCCTTCCGCCCGCAAACCAAGTTTCTGTGGGCGCTGAGCTTAGAATCCGTAACGTAGGCGCTAATACACTTAACATTCAAGACAGCGCTGGCGGCGGCGTTACCGCTGTTGCACCAGGCGCCGTAAAGTACTTTCAAGTAACAGACAATGATTCACCAGCCGGTGTTTGGGCTACCTACACATTCGGTACAGGCACAAGCGGTGCAGACGCCGGAGCCCTGGCCGGTGAAGGCCTTACAGTGCTGTCTAACAGGCTGCATGTTGACGCCCCCTACCGCGGGCTTAACTCAAGCTACACACTTCAGCTCACTGACAGAGCGCATGCCCTGGACGCAGTTGTCGGAGGTCTTGTAGTTACGCTTCCGCTTGCTAATACAGTGTCTGCAGGCTATTACGTGCTTCTGCGTAACAGCTCATCAGGCAGCCTCACGCTGGACCCTAGCGAATCTGAGCTTATCGACGGAGCACCTGCTAAAGCAGTCAGCCCACTTGAGTCACTGATTCTAATTAGCACAGGCTCTGGCTGGATTTCTGTTGGCTTTGGGCGCGACGCAACTTTTGTATTTGGCGAGGTTGTTGTCAATGCTGCCGTATCCCCCGTAACGCTAAGCTCTGCTGACGTAGCGGGCAGAATGATCCGAGTTTCGGGCACGGCGTCTACAAACCTTACAGTAAATCTGCCAGCCATCGACAACGTATATTTCATCAACGTTGAGGCTGGCGTTGGCGTCTTCAGCGTAACGTTTACTACAGGCAGCGGTGTATCTACAGTCCTCACTGCAAACCAGAAGACCGTTGTCTACTGTGATGGTATAAATGTAACTCCAGCCATTACCACAACAGTCACAGCATCACTGTCTTTGACAGACGGTAGCGCCGCAGCCCCGGCAATTGCTTTTGCGTTGGATGCTAATACAGGGTTTTTTAGAGACTCAGATGGCGTTGTAGGTCTTGCGTCCAACGGTGTAGCCACTGTACTTTTCGGCCCCAATGGCATAGTGTTTGCTAGCACGCAGGGCTTGACTGCAAACAACCTAGCTTCTGCATGTGACGAACTGAAAGTTCTGGTGGACTCGCTTAACACCACCCTGTCAGGCTCTATCACCTCTGGCTTGGCGTTGAAAGCAAACAAAGCAGGGGACACCTTTACAGGACCTGTCTCCGTACCTGCGGGAGCCACCGGCAGCCAAGTTCCACGAGTATCTGAAGTAACTACCGCCATCGGCGCTGCAATCACTGCATCCGAAGCCACGACGAACGCCGCAATCGCACTGAAGGTCAACAAAGCTGGCGACGTATTCACTGGCCCTGTCAGCTTCAATGCTGAGTACGACGCGGGTAACTCAGGCACGGCAAAGACGATCAATTTCAACAATGGGCAGAAGCAAAAGCTGACGTTCACCGGCAACTGCACCATCACGTTCACGTTCCCCGCAGGAGTCGGTAACTACGTGCTGCGCGGCATTGGGGACGGTACTACCCGCACCGTAACGTGGCCCGCAGGCAGTAAGTACCCTAATGCTGTGGCCCCTTTGGCACCGCTCACCAATGGCACGGCAATTTACACCGTGTACTACGATGGTGCTGTGGCGCACATCAGCGGCACTCGCGAGAGCTGACAAAT